GTTGGAACGACTGTCACTATGAAAATGAGAGGAACTTAGTTTGCTCCTTAGGTTGACAAGTTGCGGGTTTGAATGACTGCTCAAGACGTTGCAAGCGAATGGGGATGTTCCAGACAGGCCGTAGCCAAGTGGGTTGCCAAGGGTATGCCTCTTACAACGCTTGAAGAGGCGACAGCATGGCGATCAGTTCATGGTCAGCGTGCACCGAGAGTTAAGTTAGCGGCGGCCGTTGCGGCTCACGCAGCTACTCACACACATCGCCCATCCATGGAACCGATTCAGCCAGGGGAAGATCACGGAGTAGCTGAGTACAGAAGGCATGCCGACGCGGCGGCCCGCTTCGTTTGGGCATGTGTAAATGAATTGATTGAGGCATCAGAAGACAAAGATCCGATGAGGATGCGCGGTGCCTTTTCTGTTCTGCCAAAACTGCAAGACAACGCCATCAAAAGGCACAATGATTACGAGCGTGCCCGGACCGCCGCTGGGTTTGTGATGCCAAAGTCTACCCACGTGGAAGCTATGGATCGGGTGTTTCGTGAGATGCGTTCTGGTCTGGATGATCTAATGCGCACGGCACCATCCCGTCTTGAAATGTTAAAGACAGAGGAAGTGAACTTATGGATCACGGATTACTGCACCCGTCTAATGACCAAACTACAAGAGGCATGATTTCATGACGATTAACAATCATCAGGCAGAACAAGAGGCGCGGGCCAAGCATATGAGACCGGGTTACGGATCTGTATCGGCTTGGGCAGAGGCCACCCTTCAGTTCAGTGATCGGTATTCAAAAGTTCAGCCAGGCAAATTTTCGCTGGATCGCATGCCCTACTTGAGAGAAGTAATCGACTGCTCTACAAATCCAAAAGTTCACGAGCTAGTTTTATGCTTTGCCGTGCAGTCTGGAAAGTCTACCGCTTTGCAGGTCATGCTGGCGCACCGGGTAGCGGAGCGCCCGACATCGTCAATGATGGTGCTACCTAGTTTAAAGCTGGCACGAAGCATCAGCCAGGAGAAGTGGCTGGAGTTGATAAAGTGTAATCCATGCCTAACCGCAAAAATGCCCCCAGATCGTGATCTAATTAAGTTGGACGAGCAAAGATTCACAAACGCAACTGTCTGGTGGGTGGGCGCTGGATCGGACGCGAATCTCTCCAGTCGTTCTGCTGGTCTAGTTTTTGCCGACGAGATTGATAAGTTTCCTGATTGGGGCGAAAAGGAGGCGCCACCCCTTCAGCTTGTCGGGGCTAGGATGGAATCATTTGCCGATTGGTTGTTCGTTATGGCATCGACCCCCACGCTGGATCGTGGCGTAAACGTTTGGACTGAATACAAACGCGGTGACCAACGCGTCTACATGGTTCCATGCCCGTTTTGTAAACATCAGATAGAATTAGGGTGGGAGGGGATTAAGTACGATGAAACCGCTTTCGATGCTGAGACTGCCACGTGGGATTTTGATCGGGTAGCGGAATCTACGCGATACGAGTGTCCAGGGTGCAGGGAGCTGATCGGACACGAACACAAGGCTGCTATGCTCACGGCGGGCCATTGGAAGCCCACCGCCTTGGGTGAGCCGGGCCGCCGTTCTTACCATTTAAATTCCCTCTACTCCCCCTTTAAGCGCTGGGGCGAGCTCGCCACCCGTTTCCTTCAGGATCGCGACAGCCCGCGTGGCCTACACTATTTCGTCAACAGCTACCTAGCCCGGCCGTGGTCCCCATCTGCCACCACGGTTAAAGCAAGTAACGTCGACGACGTCATCACCAGCTCACCCGAATATATTATCGGCGAAATTCCAAGGGAACCCGACGCCATGTTTATGACAGTCGACGTCCAACAAACAGAACTCTGGTGGCTCATTCGCGCCTCAGGAATAGTCAACGGCAAGAGATGGTCGGCCATGGTCGACTACGGATCCTGCGTTGGTTGGGATGCGATCTTGGCCAAGTTTAACGAAAAATATCCCGTTAAAGATTGCCCAGGTAAACTCATCCAGTGCCATGGCGGCCTCGTGGATTCTGGATATGCCGCCCGGCGCACCGGCGGGGTGTACGAGTTTGTCTTGAACTCAGGCGGAAAGTTTTGGGCATCTAAAGGCAGGGGAGCGTCTACGGGTATGCGCGCCAGCGTCATCCGTCAGGTGATCGAGCACCGCGGCCGGGCGGTGCGATTGGTTCAGTACGACGACAACGTCTGGAAAGAACGCCTCTACATTAACAAAATCAAAGACCGCGACACAAAGGATTGGTGGCTTCCCCGTAATACTGGACGCGACTACATCGCTCAGCTCACCGCCGAACGTCTAGTCGAACGCCGAATGAAATTTGGCCATAAAGAACTTGCGTGGGAAGTCGTAGGCGGGAACCACCTTGGAGATACGGAAAAAATGTCCCTCATCATGATCGAGACAATGATCCGCGACGCTGAGCCTCTTCCAACCAAGCCAGTACCAGTTCCAGCATGACCTTTAGAAACTTAATTGGGTACGTTGACAAACTGCTACGGAGAATGGCCGCCCTTTCCCGCAGATTGATCCGGGCAGTCGCCACCGATTACTTGGCTCAAGCCAGCGGGGTGACTGCGTCCGCCCTGGTATCGCTAGCCGCGGACCGTAACACCGCCATGACGGGCGCCGCTTCTGGCAGGGCGCTGGTAGGATCTTCAGCCGGTGGCCAAAGCGCTAGCTTCCAGATCGATCTAAAGCCTACCGATCGCGTCGAACTCTTCCAAAGCGCCATCGATTATCTCGGCGGCCGCACCCTAACCCGTACCGCGGCGGACTTCACGTTCGTGATTGATAGCTAACATGGCCAACGTCTCCCTCGTTCGTCGGATTGGCGCAGGCATCAAAAGCTTTAGCGCAGGATTCGGCTCTGGAATCAGCACCTTCCAGCCTTACGAGGCGGCAGGATTCTCCCGCAAAAGGCCAGTAATCTACGGTGCACACGCTCGCGATTCGTCACTGGATTTAAGCGAATGGACGCGAACGGAGCTTCTTAAACTTGCTCGGCACATGTACCGCAACGTCGGCCTGATTAAAGGCGCCGTCGATTCAATCGCCGCCTACTCCGTCGGCCCTGGACTCCGCCCACAATATCGCGGGACAGATACAGAGTTTGGAAAGCTGGCCGAGCAGTATTGGCGGGACGTGGTAGCGCCTAATCCAGAAGTCACAGGCCGGATGACTTGGACAGATCTCCTTTTAGCACTCAGCCGATCGATCGACGTGGACGGCGACGTGTTTGTAATAATGACCGACAAGGGAAAATTACAAGTCGTTGAAGGTCACAGAGTTTGCGAGGGTGATAACTACGAATCTACCGACGGCGTTTTCTTAGGCAAGATGGGCGAGCCAACCGCCTACCTGTTAGAACTCGGGGACACGTACCGCAAAATAAACGCCGATCTTGTTATTCATTTAATGGAAATGGAACGGCCCGATCAGATCCGTGGAGGATCTAACTTGGCCCGCGCACTCAATCACGTACGCGATCTAAAACTCTTGGGCGAGTTTGAAAAAGACGCGCTCAAGTTACAGGGATCGATCGCCGCCGTCATCACGTCTAACGAAGGCGACGCCCTCGCAAGCAGTGGCGGATTCTTTGGTAACATCCAAGCCGCCGACACAGGCGACAATAGCATCGCCCGCGAACAGATCACCAGCTCCGCCACCATCCCGCGACTGGCCCCTGGGGAAAAGATCGAGATGGTCGCACCCAACCGGCCGAACAATGGATTCGAGCCTTTCGCCAAGTTCCTAATCCGGGACGTGGCCATGGGCTTAGGTCTACCGATCGAGTTTGTTTACGACCCAGCATCAGTCGGTGGGGCAGGGATGCGATTCATCGTGGCCAAAGCACAGCGCCGCTTTGAACAACGCCAACGCCTACTCGTTGATCGATTCTGCAACAGGTCATGGGCTTACTTTATCGGCCGGGCAATCGCTAACGGGGATCTACCACCCGCCGAAGATTATCGGAAAGTATCCTGGCAGACGCCCAAGTCACTCACCGTGGACGCAGGGCGCGAGGCGATGCAAGCACGAGAGGACTATAAGGCAGGTCTAATTTCCCTACAAACCTACCACGGAGAATTAGGAGAGGATTGGGTAGAGCAGGTTAATCAGATTAAGGCCGAGCAAACATACATGAGCGGAGGCGTGGAAGTCGCAGCCGAACCTCTGATCACTAAAATTGGTGTGGGTGGCGCTCAGTCTCTTACCGCAATTTTACAATCACTTGGAAGCGGACAAATTACAGCAGACCAGGCTGAGGTTATTTTGGTCACAGTGTTTGGCTTAAACAAAGAAGACGCTGCAAAAATCGCGCAAGGAAATACATCTGCTTCGCTTGCTCCTACAAAAGCCCCGATCGAATCCGCCCCAGACGAAGCTCCGATCCCAGAGGAACCAAAGGACGACGCTACTGCCACCGATACCACTACCCCTACCGATATCATCACCGATCCGAACGAGGTTAAGCCCGGCCCCAACAGCGTTCCCGAGCAGCTCGCCGCCCCATCCTTTATCATGGCCGACGACGCACCCGATTTTAACCTTAGCGCAAAAGAGCTTAACATGATCGTCCGCGCTTTGGGCATCGGCCAAGCCAAGCCCAAAACCAAAAAAAGAAAGTAGTTGCTACAGCCTGCACTAGGAGCAGGCTTAAAGGGTGAGCAGGATATCCTTCGATCCTATTGACGACCAGCCACAGCCTGCGGCCGCCACCCAATACTACAACGACGGCACCGTCGTCGTGACTCGGCAGTTTATTACACTCGGCGCACCCTATAACCAGACCTACAACCTCGCCGCCATCCAAGGCGTCAGTCACGGACAAGAAGATAAAAAGTTTGTTGGATTCTTTATATGGGTGTTTCTGTCTTTGTTTGGATTGCTTTTTGGAAGCATTCTTTTTACTCAAAAATCTTACGGTTTAGGCTTTGTCTTCTTTTTTGGTTCCTTAGCCATTCTTTACAAAATGTTCGTAAATTCTTCAAAGCATTATGTTGAGCTAAAACTAGGCGGATTGAACAATCAGATTTTATACATGAAGAAAAAAGAGGGCGCCGAGTATCTTGCCTACTGTATTCGCAAGGCCATGCAGGATCTACACACCCCGCCAGACCCCGGCCAGCCCGTTGCTTACGCTCCAGTGTTTCCAGACCCCGTCCTTACCCGCAACTAATTTGACACGCGTTGGCCGAGTATGGCCAACAAACTCCCGTCCGTTTCCATTCTCACCGTAGGCGAGGCTAAGGGCCACGACCTACTCATCGACCAAACCTCCCTCGAACAAGCGCTCGCCGTAGCGCAAACCATGAAGCGGATCAAAGTCACCATGGGCCACGGCGCCCAGGTCGACGGCATCCTCGGCTACATCGACAGCTTCGTCATCAAAGGCGATCGGCTCATGGGCGATCTCACCCTATTCAGCACCACGCAGGCCCAGTTCGTCCAACACCTCGCCCAGGTACTGCCCGAAGGGTTTGGCCTGTCCCTCACGTTTAGCGGCGTACCCGCCGAAGTTGGCGCCTACCGATACGCCCGCGTCTCAGAGATCTACGATATCTCGGTCGTTTCCTCGCCTGCCGCAAACCCCGCCGGGATGTTCAGCGCCTTCACCGCAGTTGACATCAAAAATCTACAAATGGAAACAGCACCAGTTGTCGAAAAAATTGAAGCGGCCCCCGTGGTCGAAGTCATCGCCACACCCGAAGTCGCACCCGTCGTCGCCGCCTTGGCCGAGGTGCCCGCCGCCACGCCTGACGCGCCCGTCGAAGTCAAAGCCGCTGAGCCTACCTTGGCCGATATCGCTAAAATGATTTCCGCAAATCACGCGGAACTCCTTGGCTTCCTGAAAGCCGACGCCGTTTCCGATATCGCCGAAGAGCCCGCCATGGATATGGCCAAAAAAGAAGTCGCCGCCATGAGCTCCGTCATCGACGAAAAAACTGTCACCACTCTAGAAAAAGCGAAGACCGATTCTGCAGGTGCGGAACCGATCCCCGCTGAATCCGCCCAGCCGGTTGGCCGCGGTGAGATCCTTAATCAATTCAACCAGGAGAAAGATGGCTCAAAACGAGTCAAACTTCTCCGCAAATTAGGTCTGTAAAAAGACCTAAAGAAATAAGGAAACAAACACCATGGCCACAAATTCACTCGGAACAACCAACGCGAATGTAATCGCTCAGAGGGCGCTTGAGATCCTCGTCGCCGATTACAGCTTCTTGCGTAATGCAGTCACAGACTTTTCTGACGAGGCAGCCAAATACGGCGCATCGATCTATACCGCCCGCCTCTCTGCCCTCACGGCGGCTGATTACAGCCAGGCGAACGGTTACGTCAACAGCGCGATCACGCAAGCTGACGTTTCGATCGCATTAAATAAATTCAAACACGTCTCCTACGCGGTGGACGATCTCGAGCGCACCAGCTCGAACGTGAATTTGATTGAGCGCTTTGCAGGTGCGGCCGCTCATGCGCTCGGGTTGCAGATGGTTGGCGATTTGCTCACCCTCGTCACCTCGACGTCATACACCAGCGCTTTGACGCAAAGCTCTGCGACCTTCACCTACGCCTCCGTAGTGTCGGCCGGAATCCTTCTTAATAACAACAACGTTCCCCAGCACGATCGCTACGCGGTTCTCTTGCCTTCGTACTACGGCCGGTTGTTGAACGATACCACGATCATCGCAAATGCGCAGATCACTGGTGAACAGGCTCGTACCGCTGGAATCGGCCAAGTGGCTGGTTTTAACATCAACATGTACAGCGCAGTGCCTTCCAACAGCATCACGCTTGGCGGACTGTTCGCGCAAAAAGAAGCCTTGGTTATGGCGGCGCGCGTTCCTGAAATTCCTACAGGCATCCCCATCCCCGGAGACATATCCGTGGTAACGGAACCTAGGACTGGTTTGTCGCTCCAAGTTCGCGAGAGCTACAACATCACCCTCGGACTCCTCCAACGCACCTACGCCTTGATGTACGGCGTGAAGGCCGGTGAAACCGGATCACTCGTACGTATCGTAGGAAGCTAAGTCACTCGGAACGGGCGGTGGTCCACTCGGATCACCGCCCCTTCCACCTAAAGAAATCCTCATTCAATGTCTGAATTTACCGAAGCACTCAAAGAATCGCTCGCCGTTTTGCACGGGCAAACAGGCACCACCGTCACCATCGGATCCACCGCCGTCACCGGCATCCTTTCCACCATCACCCGCAAAGAGAATGTTGAACTAGGCGGATTCGATCTCGATCTCAATAGCACCTTCACCATCGATATCTCTTCACTAGCCACCGCCCCCACCATCGGCTCTGTCCTAGTGGCGAACTCTGTCTCTTATCGGATCGTCACCATCGACACCGGCACCGGTTCCTACGTCCTCGGCCTTAGAGAAAAGTAAACTCGTTATGGCACCCCGAAATCCTCCTAAAATATCAATCTACTTTATCGCAGGCCATGAGGCCCAGTTCATCGGCAGGGCGTTGGCCGCCTTCAAACCATACTGCGACGAGATCATAGTCGCACTTGCCCAAGGTAACCGGCCGGACGACGGCACCCGCGAGATTGCTGAGAAAGCTGGCGCCACCGTCATCACCTACCACAACTCATCCACTGCCGCCGATTGGCCCCACGTCGATAATTTTGCCCATGCACGCAACTGCGCACTCAATGCGTGTACTGGTGACTACGCCGTCTGGTTCGATTGCGACGATCTACCCGGCACAGACCTCGATAAATGCTTCAGGAGGGCCGTAGAAGCGTTTGAAAAAGATTCAGCCCTCGGCATCTACGCAGGCGTCTACGCCGTTTTAAACGCCAAACTCAACCCAGTACGCGAGAGGATGGTCCGAAGATTGCCAGGTGGCGGCTGGTCTGGCACTTGGCACTACGCCGTCCATGAAGCGCTTCTGCCTATCGCTGGGCTGAAATCTGTAGGGGAGCAGAACGTCTGGTGCGAGCACCACTGCGGTGGATACAAGCCCAACAGTGCAGACCGTAACCTGCGCATCCTTGGCGGCGAACTCGGTCAGGCGGGCAAGTACGCCTACTACTACCAGCAGGAACTATTTTTAGGGAACAAGCGTAACGAGAGCGGCGTCTGGTCCCGCGTCGCCGCCTACTGGCCCAAGCAGGAACCCACCCTGCAATACGAAGCCATGTGCAACTATGCGGCCGCTCACCCCGATCGTGATACCCGCATGCGGCTTTATGCCGAGGCCCATCAGCTTCAGCCCGGCCGCAGGGAAGCACTTTACTACATCGCCCGCGAGGAAGCATCCGTGGGCAGATGGGGCGCCGTTTACTACATGCTCAAAGCGGCCATGGTCCAGCCCGATCCCGGCATATCAATTTGGAACTGCCAGCGATCGATCTACGACTTTGAGTGCATCGACCTTTATATCTGCGCCGCCCGTATGACAGGCGACATGGCGGAAGTAGAAAAGATCGAACCCGCCTGGCGTAAACAGTGCCCTGTTAAAATTTCCGTCCTTCACGCTACCCGCGGCCGTCCGCAGGAAGCCATTAACGCCCGAGTCCTGTGGATGAAGAAAGCGTCTCACCCGCAGAACATAGAGTGGATCTTCTCCTGCGATAACGACGACCCTACCTCCGCCGTCCTCAAGCCATGGAATCCTGTTATGGGCGAGGGGAGCTGCGTAGCCGCTTGGAACAGGGCGGCCGATAAAGCCCAGGGAGAGATCCTTATCCAAGCTAGCGACGATTGGGACCCACCCCTCTACTGGGACACGATTGTCACGGAACGCCTGGGCGATCTGAGTAAGCCCAAAGTCTTAGCAATCTCCGACGGGCACCGCACCGACGAACTCCTTTGCATGGCCATTTTAACAAAAGCTCGGCTTATCCAGCAGAGCTCACTTTTTGCGAATGAGTACGACGCCTGCTCGGGCATCTTTAGCGATGACGAGTTTAGCCACAGGGCAAAGAAAGACGGCGTCATCGTCCAGGCTAAGGACGTCGTCTTCACCCACAATAATCCAATCTTCACGGGTGCACCGCAGGACGCGGAATTTAAAAAGCATAACGCAAAAGAAAACTACGTCCTCGGCGAAAAGATATTTAAGGAAAGGAACCCGTGATTCACACCCACAACGGTCTGCGTCTTGGGGACAATCTCGTCCAGCTAAACTTCCTCCGCCGTCTTAGCCTGGCCAATCCAGAACTAGAGATCACCCACTACTATAATCCGACCTTTTGCAAGGTGGAGGAGCTAGACCCACTCCGCACAGAACGTATTTTACTGCGCCCTATCAGTGAGGCGCCCGTTGGAAGCATTGATTCTTGGCGTAATGCAGGCGGCCACTGGGAACGTCACCCCGATAAATTAAACTTTGCCCAGTTCCATCTCGATTGGTTTGCGGAACTTTCCAGCAGGATGGCGGTAAAGAATCCGATCACCACGGTGGACGATCTTCTCTTCGATTATCCAGCCCTCACAGAAAACGTGGAAAACTTTGACGCCATCGTTATCAATTCACCACCGCTTTCTGGTCAGTTTCAAAACTTCTCCGCTCAAGGCTTTATCGATCTTGTTCGACTCCTGCAAGTAAAGGGCATGCGCGTACTATCCACCGCCCCCACTGGGATCTGTGCCTGCTCTCAACCGCACGACGTAAGCTGGATCGGCGCCGCATCTACCACCGCCCAGCTCATCGTCGGTGCCTCCACCGGCCCTAGTTGGCCCTGCTTTAACGTCCACAACCGCGCCGCCCTTCACCTCATGTGCGCCGACGTGGAGAACGTCGTCCTTACCCCACGCGGTCGGGTTGCCCGTAGCCCGCATCACGCCATTTCTATCCTCGAGGAGTTGGGAATCCTATGACCTACAAAGGCCAGCTCACGGCCGCGATGAACTTGCTGGCTGCCGATACTGCCACCCGCTTTATCGGGTACGGCGTGAAGATTGGCGGCCGGGCCGCAGGAACCCTTAGCACTGTGCCGGATTGCCAGTTGGTTGAGACTCCTGTGGCCGAGAATCTCATGGTCGGCCTAGCCACCGGCATGAGCCTAGCTGGCCTTAAGCCCATCGTTTTTATTGAGCGTATGGATTTTATTTTAAACGCACTGGATGCGATCGTTAACCACCTCAGCGCCGCCCGTGATATCTCCTGCGGTGAATTTACCCCCGCGGCCATCCTACGCGTCGTCGTCGGTAATAAAACAAAGCCGCTCTACACCGGCCCCACCCACGTCCAAGACTTTACCGATTCCGTGCGGGCCATGGTCAATTTTCCCGTTTTAAAACTAACCACCCCAGACGAGATCCTGCCCGCGTACCAGGATGCGCTGGATGCGTTAAGCCTGGGGCGCTCCACCATGCTCGTCGAAATGAAGGATCTATTATGAAACAAAACAAATACAGCGACCTCAAAATCTTTTCGTTCCCAGAAAAGATTGCCAGCTTTCGCGACGATATTATCACCGCCCCAATTTACGTGCGGGTAAAGCCAATCAACATCTGCCAGCACGCTTGTCGTTTCTGCACCTACTCGGACGGATCCACCCGCAAGAAGGATCGGCCAGATCTTCACCTCCAATCAGGCATGCATACCGCCATGAACGAGAAAGACACCATGCCCAAGGAAAAAGCACTTCAGCTCATGGACGATCTGGGCGCCATCGGTACTAAGGCCATTACCTTCTCAGGTGGTGGCGAACCGCTACTGCATAAAGATATAGCCGTCATCATGGGCCGCGCCATCGAGGCCGGTCTGGATTTGTCGATGATCACAAACGGCCAGAGCATGTCCGGACTGCGGGCGGAACTATTAGGGCAGGCAAAGTGGGTGAGGGTATCAATGGACTACACCAGCTCCGAGCAGATGGTCGCTAGTCGCAACGTGCCAGAGTCTTGGTTCGACGGCGTCATCACTAACCTCGAGCAATTCGCCACAACCAAAACTCAGTCCTGTGATCTGGGTGTAAATTTCATAATTACAAACTACAACTACGAGGGTCTAGTCCCTTTTGCAAGGCGGCTTAAAGATATCGGCGTGGAAAACGTCCGCTTCTCACCCGTCTACGTGCAGAACTTTAAAGAGTACCATACCCCCATCGCCACCCGTGTGCGCGAACAACTGGCCGAGTGCCAATCCTTTTGCGATTCAGACTTTACCATTAACACCACCTACGATCTGGATAGTCCTAGCAAATCTCCTCTGCGCCCGTTTCACCGTTGCCTCTACGCTCAGGCCGCCTGCGTCGTCGGTGCAGATCTAGATATCTACGCCTGCCATAACACCGCCTACAGCAACCACGGCCGGATCGCCTCTATGAAAAACCAAAGCTTTGCCGAGGCATGGTTTAGCGAAGAGGCGCGGGCATGGCATAAGAACTTTAACCCAGGGGTGAGCTGCCAACACGAGTGCGCTAACCACGCCAAGGTCGCACTCTTTGAAAAACTAGCCACCGATAGCCACGACGCTTTCGTCTAAAAATGAAAACTAAGAGCGAGCTGATCGGCTTTGAACTACGCATTAAAGATATCTTTGAGCAGGGGAAACTGCCTTATCTCCTGCACCTATGCGGGGGGAACGAAGAACAGCTCATCGATATCTTTAAAAACATTTCCCCAGGGGACTGGATCTTCTCTAGCCACCGCTCCCACTACCACTATCTGCTCGCGGGCGGAGATCCCGCCGTGCTCGAGCAGATGATTAGAGACGGCCGGAGCATGTTTGTCTTTGACCGTAAATTAAACTTTTACACCTCCAGCATCCTTGCAGGCACCTGCGGGATCGCGGCCGGCGTAGCCGCCAGCCTCAAAGAGCAGGGCAGTGGTAAGCGCGTCTGGTGCTTTCTGGGCGACGGGGCGGAAGACGAAGGACACTTTTACGAGGCGGTAAACTACGTCGATGGAAAGGATCTACCCTGCACCTTCATCATCGAGGACAACGACCGCTCTGTGGATACGTCTAAAGCCCAGCGGGGAAGGGGTCGCATCCAGTGGCCTGATTGCGTAAGGCGCTACCACTACACCCCCACCTACCCACACGGCGGGGCAGGGTGCAAAACCATGGTTACCTTTGATTCAGAAATCCGTCCCATCTGGTGACAAGGTAGCGAATATATGGCCGCCGTCACCATGCTCGATCGTTTAATCGAAGCCGCTTTTAAAGAGCTTATATCGCCCGTAGTTACCGCTCCCGCCTACCACCTTTCCCACGATCAGTCGGAGAACATGCCGCCCAGCATCGTGATAAAGGCGTCACTGGGCTCAGAGGAGCCGGTGCGGGGCAGTGGCGTATTCAGCGTGCCGGTAGAGATAATCTTCGACGAGAGCTACGACGACGCCACCCCCGCGTCTCACAGCGCCCAGTGTAGCCAGATCCTGCAGTGCTTCTACGATGCGACCAATCTGTCCACTAGGCTTAACGCCACCACCGCCATCGGCTCCGCCCGCACCTACAGCGCCAAGCTAGAATCTAGCGAGGCCAGCGCCGATAATGAGGAGCGCACATTCACACAAAACTACAAGCTTAGCGTTATCGCCTATCCCGGTTCCATCGCGAGTTGACACGTACTTTTAAGACAATATGGCAAACGCAGTCACCATCGGTGTAACGGGCCTTTCTTTCGGCGCTACGGCGGAGAGCGGCCTACTCATCTCGAGTTTTTCTGAAACCCGCAACATTGAGAAAGCAGAAGTGCGCGACGCAACTGGAAACGTAGTCGGCCTAGCCCTCTACAACCAAACCGATTCTATCTCTTTCTCTGCTTCGATCACTGGCTCCTATGCGACAACTGCAGGCGCCGTTCTTACCACCCTCGCCAACGCCACCAGCACAGGCGGCAAGATCGTGGTGGAGTCTGTGGTCTTCTCCAAGAGCCTAGACGCTTTCGTCACCGTAGACGTCAGCGCCACCCGCTATCCGAATATGAGCTAAACCGCACCGGCGGTTTACTGAAATCCTCTCATAACAATGGAAAGCTTCTGGGGTACAACTAACTTGAAAGTAGCGGCCGCCGCTACTGCCTTCGGCGCAACCCTTCGCCAGCTCGATCCCGTCACCTGTATTGTGAAAGAAGGCGGCCAACGTCAGGTCACCTTCTGGTTCAGCTCCTCAGGCCCTGACGGCGACGAAGCACGCGCCGAAATGGAACGCACCTGGGGCGAAATGAAATCTGATAAAGAATCCGCCATTCGCTTTGTCCGCGCCGCACTTGAGAACCGCGAAACCCTCCTAGGATTGGTTAAACGGGCCGAGCCTATCCTTTCCATCCAACGGGGCGGGCAGACGTTGTTAGTGCCAGAGAAGGCACGCCCTGAGCTTAAACGTGCCCTTTTAAACAAACTATGAACGACAACCTAGAGCAAGATCTGGACGAGGCGTTTATCGCCCCAGACACATTCTTTAAAGGGGATAAGCTTGCACCATATACGGAGGGCAGCCGCCTGCTCATGCTTCAAGTCAGGGATGAGGCGGATAGCGCCATCTACTTCGTCTGGTCATTCGTTTATATCCACATCCTGCTCGCTCAGGATAGGCGGGCTGCCATTAAACTGGCGTGGGATAGGGACGCCTTTCGCGAAAAGCTTCTGGATTGGTCTGAGAATATGACAGAGGAGGATCGGACAACCGCCTCTCTGGTCTGCTCCTCCGTGCTCGGGGCCGCCAACAAAGCCCGCGTAAACGTTATCCCTGGCGCCTTGGCCGAGGCCGCACCCCCAAACGCCTAGCGCCAGGGGGAAGCGCCGCGTGCGTCTTCGTCCTGGCAAAGGAGACCGGATGGTCCATCGAAAAAATCTTATGGGAAATACCCCTCAGCCAAGTTCACCAGGCGGAACACGTTTTCCTTTATATGAACGGCGCCAAGCTGAGGCGGGCAAATCATATCGGCGGCTCCGATATTCGTGACATGGAAAGGCTGTTAGGATTATGAGTGCGACCATTGTGCTAGACAGGAAGAAGATCGATAAGGCTCTAAACTTGTGGAAAAAATTAACCACAGAAGAACAAGCTAGAGAACTCAGAAAATCTGGCAGAGTATTGGCCTTTCGATTGACTAACGTGACCGCGCCATTTGGGATGGATCAAAAGGCAAAAAAGCAGGGCGACGGTGCGGTGTCTAAGGATATTTTAGAAATCACAAAGCCGCTGAATAAGTATTGGATGGGGGAAGCCGTGAGAATGAAGGCGCTAGATCCAGCATCATTTAAAAGAAGATTCACCACAAAGGAAGGCCGCGTCTGGCTGGAAGAGGAGGACATGATTTTAAACTCATCCACCATAAAGAGGTTCCATCAAAGCATGCGGAACAAATCAAGTGGAAGAACAAGCAAGGCCGGAACATACACGCGAGATATAGGGCGAACCAAAGCAGGTAATCGCGGTATATTGCTAGCTAGCCAACAAAAAAAATACATTAAAGAAACTCAGAAAAAAGTGGGCATAGCTAAAGCTGGGTGGGCGCAGTGTGCGCAAACGCTGGGTGGAACTACAGCCCCACAAAAAAGCAAAGTGAAATCCATTCAAAAATGGGTTACTAATTTAATTCCAAAATACGGGCGCGGCACGGTGCAAGAAGGTAAAGGCTATATTAAGGTCATAAATAGTGTGCCGTGGATCGGTAGGGCATTGTCCCGTAGCAACCTTGCCAAGTCGCTTGACATCCAGCGCACTGCACTCGCCAAAAGCGTCATTGCCATAGTGAAATTCAACTCCAAAAAAGCAGGCTTTGCCTAAAAATGGACGCCGTCGCAACTGCCAAACTAGCCCTCGACGCGTCCGGCATGGATCGCGGCCTGCAGAGCGCTGGAGCCAGTGTAGATAAATTCGCCAAGCAGGCGGGCGCGGCCTTGGTCGGCGCCTTTGCCATGGATAAAATCATCGGCGGATTTAGCACCGCAATCGAGAAGGGCGATCAGTTGCAGGATCTAGCTAATCGTTTCGGCGTGTCCGCCGTTTCCATTCAAGAGATCGGCAACGCCGCCAGCCTAAGTGGCGCAGGGGTAGAGGACGTGGCCAGCGCCATGAACAAGCTGTCCAAAAATGCAGGAGAAGCCATCGGCGGAAACGAAACCATGGCCGAATCGTTTGCAAAAATTGGGCTCAGTGTTGAAGACCTAAAAACGATGAGCCCGCAGGATCTCTTTATGTCGCTAAGTAAGGTCATGGCTAGCGGTACGATCCCAGCCACAGAACAGCTTGCAATCGCTTCAGACGTAGCGGGTAAAAGTATCGGAGCTTTAATGGAGACGTTGCGCATGGGTCCAGAAGCTATCTCGGCCAACGGGCAGGCGATGGGGGTGTGGTCTGCGGATACAATCCAGCAACTCAGCGAAGCATCTGACGCAATAAAAGTAATGCAAAATAAGTTTACCGTCGGATTTGGGGTAATGGCTCAGGTCATTATGCCCGTTATTAAGAGACTTGAAATGTTTTCCGAACAGATTGGCTTTGCCATAGTGGCGGCTGGTGAGCTGATGAAGGGTGAGTTTAAAAGTGCTATGGCTGTGGCTGGTGCAGGCACGACTGCCCGAAAAAACTTTGGTCAAGACACAATCTCCTCAAAAGCCACAACTGGCCCAATCGATACCGAGGGCGGCCCATCCAAAAAAGAAAAGATAAAAGCAGAAAAAGATGCAATCAAAGACGCGGCCGACGCAGAAAAGCAAGCCATCGAAGATCGCACGACTGAGGCTATGCGCATCCTTGCTGATGAAGAGATCGAGAAAAAGCTGGCTAACGATAGCTATGAACGACGCCGAGAACGCGCCAGTCTACGCATGCTCGAGGCTGCCAACCTAGAAGTACAAGCGGCCATCACAAAGCAAAAGCTTGCTAATGAACAAGGCAAGGGGGGCCCTGGGGAAACTGCCCGTCAGGCGGAGCAAGCTAGAGGTGGCGCCTCAAGCGAGATTCTTAATTTTGCCACTGGCCTAGGCGACAAAAGCATCTCTGCCACCGTAGAAAAGGAGCGCGCTAAAGCGGCCAAGGAACAGCAGAAAATCAACAAAGTAGAATTTGATAAAAAGGTAATGGAAAACACCTCAGCCACCGTTGGAGGTGGCGGCTTTTTTAAGGGCACACAGCGGACTATCGATAGTCGCCGTGAGGAGTTTATAAAATCAGAAGCAGGTAAAGAGGCTAAAGGTACCAAAACTCTTACAGATGTTTACACCGTGCTCCAAGATGCGTTGAACAAAATTACGTCTGCGCCGCTTGTAGGAGCTGGAGCTTAATATGCCAGGCGCCACCTTTGTCGGCTCCCCAGCTTCCGGCGCCAAAACACTGCGCCGCGTAGATTACGCTACGGAACGGAATGGTCTAGAAACCCTTACCGAGACTTACACCATCCGCACGGCTGATCGTGCTGCAATCCAGCCCGCCTTTCTTACCAGTCATAACAACTTTAGCACCAGCTCTACTAAGTACGAACGAATGGCTGTAGAAAATTTTTCCTTTCGTGCTCAAGATGGCGACATCTCGGAACTTACCGTCACCTACGTCGGCTTAACCTCAGCCAACGGCCTGCCGGGCGCCTTGGTTCGCTTGTTGCCTTCTGGCGGTGGGTTTTTAATTCAGGCGGAATATATTACAACCCAAAGCGAATCGGAATTGATAGAACAAAACAAAGTTACCACTCGTATGCCCACCTCAATAAACGGGACGCTTATGCCTGCTAATTCTAAGTATTTTCAGACCAAAGACAACAGCTTCACATTTTTTGGTTTTACCTATTCAACCACAGACGCAGTTCGCCGAGGGCAATTTGTAGTCGCAACTGTCGTTTTCCAACAGTATGTAATCGGACTCTAATTTATGCCACTTCAACCCAGACTAAAGCCACTCGCTGGCGCGTCTCGCCTTAGCTTAGGCTTTTTTAACAGCCTGATTAATCGCATTGAAACCATAAGGCCGATCGCAGGATCTGGTGTTTCAATCACCGAAGGGTCAGAGGGATCTAAAATTAATATAAATCTTTTTGGCACCGATGGTACGACCAATGTCGTCACACTGAATGTCTGCAGCAACGGCGTGCCCGCCACCCTCCTCGTTTTCTCGCCATCCTAAGACCCAGCCTTTGACAATGAACACCCAGAAACAACCATGAGTCTAGACATCCTCATCGATAGCAAGGCGGGCACCCTTATCGCAGGCGGTTCAGCTCCCTTTGGCACGCTCCCTACACTCACCCGTAACGACACCTACACCATCCGCGTGCGGCCCCAGGAGAAGGTGGCGGATCTCTACCGCGACACCGCATTTTCTTCACCCAGCTTTAAATTTGGCCTTGGCTTTTTAGATCTAGAACCCACCGCAGGAAGTTTTAAGCTTACTACACCTACCGGCACCTCTAGCGCCATCGCTTACAACGCCAGCACCGCCGCCATCCTTACCGCCGTCTCAGGGATCGCGGGGAACGTCACCGTGGCCACGTTTGGGACAGACGGCTCCGCCTGGCTAATCACCGCTGCCACTGCCAACACCGCTCTAAGCTTCAGTGGATCTTCCTTTACCCTATTTCCACCGTGCGACGTCCTTATCGGTACGCGACTAAACTACGCGTCAGGCGTCTGCGCCCAGGTAACGGTCGCCTTGCACCGCTCGCCCGCCGTCTATTCAGACAGCTTTGCCGCCAGCTCTACCGCTGGCCAGATCGCGCTCAGCGTAGTGAATCACGGATCGGTTAGTGCTAATGAAACCTATCAGCTCTCCGTCGGCCCTGACGTGGATAGTGGTGCGTTCGTCTTGAACTACGGCGGCACCGCTACCACCGCTATTTTCATCGGCACAGGCGTGGTTAGCTTTGCGTCAGCGCTCGAAGGCATTAATGCTATTTCCACGGGTAACATCGCCGTATCCGTGGCCGACGATCGATCGACCTATAACATCAGCTTTGTCGGCGCCCTTGGGTATACCAATATCACCACCGCGCTCACCTTAGACGCCACTAACGTGGTTTATGCTAAGTACTACGAGAGCGTGGTGACGATGAATACGGCCGAGGTAGATTCTTTGTTCAGCGAAACTACTGAAAACTACATCGAGCCCATTTTAGAAGTCGAGATTGTGGATGGCGGAACAAGGCAAACTGCCCTGCAGAGCACCGTGAAACTGCGCCGCGATCTTATCACCAGCGCCTCCGCAATTCCCACGCCCCAGCCGAGCTTCCTTACTTCGGCGGAGAGCTTCGCCGCCTTCTTGCTTAACAGCACCACTGGCTTTAACAGCTCAGGCGGATCGCAAAAACTCTACGGATCAGACGGAGCGGTTAAACTACAAGCCACCAGCATCGGCCTAGGATTCTTTACCGCGACCCCGGTGGCTCAGCCTTCCCAGATTAACGCCGTTAGCGGAATGATTAATTTGGGCCTGCTCGCATCGTCCGCTACCTACGGCGTCCTGCCCACTTCGCCTTATACCGTAACCACCCTAACATCGGTTAGCTTTGGCACGGTGCTGGCTAACGACCAACACTACCGTGACGTGACTGTGACGGGTGCGGCCGTGAATGATGTTGTACTGATCGGCTTACCCGCGGCCGTGTCTGCTGGGGCCGTTATCCAAGGCGTAGTCTATAAGACCAACACCGTCTGCGTAAGTTGCACTAACTCAGACAACACATCTATTCCTGTTAATACCGCCACCTATCGCATAACCGTCATCGGATATTAACTCTGGGCTGATGCCCTAACGAAATCCTTATGGCAAAAGTTCTCGCCCCATTTTTACTGCCCGGAAGTGATGATCCTAACGACTCATTTAACAAATGCAGACTGCCACCCTCGCGAGGAAACTTTTGGCAAACCCCAATTTTTACAAATGCTCAGGCTATGACGGCATACTGGCGAGTTAGGAAGTGGCGAGTAGATGTAACGGTTTCTGGCGGTGTGGTTGGGTCGATTGGTTGCGATGTAGATATGGACGCAACCAATGAAGCACAACTGGTTTGCGCGCCAAGTGCGTATGGGGAAGCAGAGACTTCAATGCCTATACCATCTGGCGGTGGTGATACCGCCGTCTTGTTAACTGTAGATGTTTTTCCATTTGGTATATTTGTTGAGCTAGATTTTTTCTCTTTTCCAGAGGGAGGGGATAGTTTAATGCTTTGGCAAACAACTGATTCTTCTGGCTCAAATGAAATAACACTCACGATGGGAAGCACTAGTAAAAATCTTGTAGGAGATTATTTTGGCTCTGGTCTGCCTGTGCCTACTGCAACTGGCACAATGAACGCCGTTGAGTGGTGGTCGTATGACGGCCTCTACAGCACTTCTACTGGCGAGCTACTTTAGCCCTTTGACACCCACCGTCCAGAATGGCCGCTGGCGTCTATAATTTAACCATTGAGCAGGGGGTCGATCTCGCCCTAGAGGTGGCCGTAAAAGACAGCACCGCCGCCACCTACTCGCTCACTGGCTCCACCGCAGCCGCCCAGATCCGCGACACCTACAACGGCTCCCTTCTAGCCACCTTTGCTACTGTCACTGCCACTGGCACCACTGGATCTCTTACCCTGGCGTTGAGTGCAGTCACCGCCTCCGCGTTGCCGTTATCGGGCGGCTACTGGGATCTGCTCCTTACTACCAGCGCCGCCACAAAAGTCCGCCTGCTACAAGGAAGCGTAGCGATTGCGGGTGAGGTGACAGAATAATGGCCCTCACCGCCACCGTCTGCGGTCCGGCCAGCATCTCCGTAGCCGTCGGCACACCCATCGTGACCGGCTCAGCTGGGGCAGGGGGCGTGACCACTGGCACGGCCGTGGCGCTGGCAGTAGCGCTGGGATGACATAGGAAAGCATAGAAAGAATAAAATGAAACAGATCTGGCCAAATTACTCATACTCGCCCACGACTAATGTCCTTACCCTCACGGGCCTAAACATAGACCGCGACCAACTTCTGCTCGTCACGGCCGCGGATCGCGGGCGGATCATGTACAACTTTGCCGATAGTACGGTTACAGCGTCCGCCTTCACCGCTGGGGCAAACACTGGGCTCACCCTGGTGGCGTCTACGGCGGGCCTAACCACCACGGCCGCGCTGGTCATCTACTACGACGATCAGGTGGCGGGCATCTCTGGCACGGTGACGGCGTGTGTTTTTGGGAAAGAGTCTTTTGAAAATACATTCGTTCCAATCCAGATTGGCGCAAGTGGAGAAAATTTTAGTAACGGAAATCGAATTGGAGTTTCTCTAATAAATGATGCTGGAACAGAGTATGGAGTTACTGGCTCTCCCCTAAGCATCTCTGGGATGGTTTCTGTTGGCAATGTAATCCCCGGACTTGCAGATGGCGATGGCACTACATTCGGAATTGATCGTACTTTCCCCATCTCTGGAACGGTCGACATCGGCACGGCTCTCCCCGCTGGAACAAACCGAATCGGAGTGGTGACGATTGGGGCAGGTTCAGTCACCATCGGAGCAGGGACGGCACAGATCGGGAGCGTCACGGCCTCTATCTCTGGCACGGTTCCCATCTCAATCTCCTCAGTAACAGTAGGAAACAGCGTAACCATCGGCTCGCTCCCTGCCCTTGTCGCTGGCACAGCCCAGATTGGATCAGTTACCGCATCGCTTGCCATTTCTTCCACCGCCATCACTTCGGGCAGTTTTACATCACTAACTTCAGCCACCCTCGTCCCCGGTAACGTTGCCCGCAAGATGGCCACGGTCTACAACCTTGGACCGGGGCAGTTGTTTGTAAATGCTGGGGCAACCGCTACCACACTTGGGGGCGGCTTCATGGTTGCACTTTCTGGCGGGGGGGATTTTTACGAGTGCGACTACACCACCACCACCCTTTCGGCACTTTTCGCCACCGCTGGCACGGCTAGCTGGGTCAGCCACTAGAAGGAGTAGGCGATGCCCTTGTATTCGGCAACTTGCCCCTTGCCTAAGAACCAGATGTTGCGGAGGCATCAAGCCTCATTCTCTCCCTCCAACATATCTGGCCTATCTCTTTGGTTAAAAGCTGACGCAGGGGTAACGACAGACTCAGCCCAAGTTGTTACACAAATAGTTTTAAGCGGAGGGTGGGGTTCGTATGATATAACAGAACCAGTACCTAATTTCATATCAGCAGATGGAACATATACTAGGCCTGGAACAAGTTGGGACGAGACATTTTATAATGGTGATAACTATATTTGGTATTCGGAAAATGATTTACAATGGTTTTTACATTTAGCAGGAGATTTTAATGATGGGAATAATGTTTTTCAGAACGACGGAGTAGGTGGATACACAACAAGAAGGGATGAAAATTGGAGTTATCAGTATAACGGTGTTGTTATGGGTTCCCCAGCAACTAGCACATCAACAAACGCAGGAACTGGTGTTGATGCTTGGCAAGATCAGAGTCCAAATGGATACATTTTTGTACCAGATTATATCAGCAAAGACATAACTCTTTCATCCTCAGTTGCAGGGCTTAATAATAAACCAGCTATATCATTTCAAACTCTTAATGATAACGGAGATGTTGGTCTTTTTAACAACGATGTCTTTGTAGGAAAATCAGTATTCTTGGTTTATATCTTAAATAGCGTTGATAATTTTGTATACTCTATTCTTTACGAAAACAGTGGAATAAATAATTACACTAATTATGGGTCTAACGAGTTTGGAGGATATTTTAATGGTTTCTTTGACGCAAATACTCCAAGCACAATAGATACTAAATATCTCAGAACAACAATAACAGAAGATGGGACATCTATTAATTATTACACAAATGGCTCAAGTGATGGCAACCCAACTGGTGATGGTTTTTACACAAGATCAGAAGTTGTTGTAGGCAACGGAGGGGCAAGAATGGCTGGCGGGAATCCGTCAATTAACCAACCCTTCCAAGGGTACTTAGCAGAGGTTGTGGCGTATGACGTTGTGTTGACCGCTCCTCAACGCCAGCAAGTCGAAGCGTATCTAAACACCAAATACGCAATCTACTAAAATGCCCCTCCTCCTCCTCACCCTCTTGCTCTGCTCATGTAGCCCACGACAACATGACCAAGGTAATGTGAACCCATTAATGAATTATAGCGACATGGGCGCGGCCTCTGATGCAGGCCAAACTCCCAGCCCTAAATAAAGCACTTTCTTATTAAAGGCCATGACGACCGCCAATGATGAGAACCGCGGCCCCGGCTGGCGCGAGTTTTGGCAGAGCCTAAAATGGCTAGAGGCCGAAGGCTACATCGAGCTCTTTTACGATAAGAACGGGCAAGAGACCGTGAGGATCGCGGAAGGGGCGGAAGGCTACACCCTGTGAGCTCTGACCAAGTAGTGGAATTATCGGAACGGCTCGCCCTGGTCCGCGAATCCATCGCTCGGATCGAGACCCGTCAGTCCGTAATCCTAGAAGTGCTAGAAAGATCCCAAGCCAGCCTGGGCGAGTACCACGGCCGCCTCCGCGAGATGGAAAACGCCTCCCACTCTTTAAGGACAAAGATCTGGCTTATCTCCGTCTGTGCTGGGGCGGCCTGCTCAATGATCTGGGAGCTATTAAAGCGGCGCTTTTCTGGCCTTTGACACTAGGCCCGATGGCATGGACATATTAAATAACATCCTCAACAACTGGCAGGCATACTTGGGCGCCCTCTCGGCAGTGTTAGTGGCGGCGATCGCCGTGGCGGCCATGGTCCCAGGGGACGAGCCGGAAGCCACCCTGCAAAAGATCGTCGATTTCATCGCCCGCTTCTCCGCTAAAAAGTAAAAGCAGATGATCACTGGCATCCTAGCTTTGCTGGGGGCGGTGGCAGGTATCGTCCTGTGGGTAATGAAAAGACGCACTCCCTTGCAAAGGGACTACGAACAGATCGAGATCGATCGATTAAAGAGGAACCGTGATATCGATTCGTGGTGGTCTAACCGTCCTTCTGGTTCTTAGTGCGCTCTCCTCCTGTGCCACGCTCCCGCGCACAGAAGGCCCGCCACCGACGCCGGACACGATCACAGACCTCATCATGCGTTGGGACGCCATTGAGCGCCGTGTCGGTCATTGCGATCCGGCTTACCGCGACCAGTACGTCCAGGCGCTTAAGGCGCTTTCTGATAGCTTGGCGGAAACTGCAAAGTCCAACGCCCGCGAAGGACGATGACCTCCCTAGCTGAGTCTAACGCCCGCACCCTGCTGGCGATAGAAACCCTTGCGCCTTACTTCCAAAAACGGGTAAGGGGATGGTGCACCGAGATGGTGAACAGCAAAATCCCTCCACTTATCTACTGCGGCCGCCGTACCATGGAGGAGCAGACTGCCCTCTTTGCGATTGGTAGATCCGCCCCTGGTAAAATTGTGACCAAGGCAAGGGCAGGGGAGTCGTTTCATAATTTTGGATTGGCGTTTGATTGGGTGCCCTTGAAAATATGGACTAAGAATCCAGATTTGTACGTGGCCGATTGGGACGATGAAACCGCCTTTCGATTAGGCGAGCACGTCGGCCTGTCCTTTGAGCTGGCATCCATAAGCTTTGAGACGGGTCACCTACAAGCGGCGGAGTACCCGTCATGGCGTGACATTCCACGCAAGGATGTGGAACAACCCACCCAGCAAATCGTTGCAAAAAGTGTAAGTACCCGTCGCGTAAAAATGAGGCGTCCATGACCGAATCACCCGCCATTCATAGCCCTATGTCTGAGGAGCACGAAAAGCACCTCGCGGGGATTATCAATGATCTAGCTAGGGACGTGTCCAAAAAGTATCGCAAAGGGCAAGAGGAGCACGGTGGCGCCCTGTGGCGTCGGCCCGTGTGGAAAGATGCGTGGGACGAAGTTTTGGATCTGTGCACGTACGTCCACACCCTCCGGCTACAGCTTTCCGTCATTGCGGAGCTCGCCCTGCAAGGCGCGGCCGACGACTCACTCGCAGCCTCCCAGAGCAGGGAAAACTGTAGACAAATCTTAGCAGTCCTACAGGGGTTCCCGTCCGCCCAGGACAAAAAGTGAACGTAGTTAAAAAATGGAAGAGGTGGCTGGCAGTGTCCTGTTCCCACGGTCACCTGGCTAACCCGGCCGCCCTTAAGGCCGCTCTTGAAATGAAGAAGCGGTGGAAGCCAGACGTCACCATGCACCTTGGCGATTTTCTGGATCTATCCAGCCTGATGGGTAGCGCCCGTAAAGATCCTGATAATCCTGAACGATCGATCTCCATCCGTGAAGACTTCGACGCTGGGCTAAATTTCGTCCGCCAGCTGGGCGTAAACTACCTTTTTGAAGGGAATCACGAACATAGACTCACAGCATTACAGACCTCGCCTAGCGCCATCGTGGCGCACTGTTGCATGTCTGCAAAGTCGGAGATCTACAACCTGTGCAAGGATCTAAAGGCGGAGTGGGTGCCGTACGATATCGAGAAGGGCTGGCGGGATCTGGGGGGCACCGCGTTTGGTCACGGCTATATGTTTAACGAATCATCTGCCAGGGACCACGTGGAAATGCTCCGCAAACCAGTAGTCTTTGGGCATCTGCATCGGGTCGATCGAGCGGCCGGGAGGAGCATAGGCGCCCCGGTGGGCTGGACAATTGGTTGCCTAGCGGATATCGGATCTATGCACTACGCCAGGAGAATGAGATCCGTCACACGCTGGCAACACGGCGTCGCCTGGGGCGAGTACTCCGACGGAGGGCAGGGGTGCACCGTGCAAGTCTTGTCGCCAGTGGAGGGGCAATGGCGCTACCCAATTTAACGGGCGACTGGGCTACGGCCCTACAGAATCACATCGCGGAGAGGACAGAACGTCCGGCGCCTCCGGGTTGGCTTACCACTCGGGCCATCGCCAAACTTCTTAATATTACGCCTACCCACGCCAGTCGTAATTTGTCCGAGATGGTTAAAAAAGGAAAAGCAGAGATGCAAAAATTTTCCTCACCCGTTCTAGTCCGTCATCCTAACGCACTCAACAGCTCCGGTCCCCGCCGTCCCTACACTCGGCTCACGCCTTTTTTCCGTTTGATAAAAGAAATTAAAAAAGATTCTAAGCGAGTAACCAATTAAGTCCTACCACCCCCCCCCC